TCTCTCCATTAGCCCTCATATTCCTTATATAGTTTTCTGTGAAAGTATCAAGTCCTTCAAACGAATCATACCAGACTTTATCTGTCATTAGACCATATTTTTGCATACACTCTCTTAACGTATATTTTTCTTCAGAGTGAAATAGTTTACCTTCTCTAAATCCATCTGCCACATTTGTGCCTAAATATCTGTAGATATTTTTTATTTCAATATGACCTAATAAATGTGTGGCACCTTGTATTGGATCTTCTTTACGCCACTGCTCCCAGTTTTGTAAAGCCATTAAAAGTTTTATATCGATAGAGTTTTTATTCTTATACTGATAATACCAACCTCTTAATTCACATAGTTCTTTTACATCTTCCAACATAAAGTTTGCTGTGGCTAGCACAAGCCATTGTCCCTCTGACATATCAACTTGACTAAGATCTGAGTATTTTCTTAAGATGCCTTGTTCTGATCTAGGTTTATATTTTTTATCAAATCTATTATTTACTTTCTTAATAATGCTTTGAGATAATTCATGTATTGGTCCACCTGGTATTCTAAAAGACTCATCTAATACTTTGATAGTATCAACTTCTTTCTTTAAAGATATAAAGTGATCTACATCTGCACCTGCCCATTTAAATATAGCTTGGTCATCATCGCCTGCTATGTATGTTTTGTCTGTGTCTCTCCACATAGATCTTACCATGTCCCATTGTAAAGAAGATAAGTCTTGTGCTTCGTCTATAAATAATACTTCGAAGTTTGTTTTAATATCTCTGGCTATGTAGTCTACAATTAGATCTGTAAAGTCTTTCTTTTTCTTTTCTTCTTTAAATCTTTTTAGTTCTTCAGATAATAGATACAAAGTATTTCTTTCTATATCTAATATGTTTTGTCTAGAGTCATAATACTTTAGTAAGTCTATTTGCTTTACTCTAGCTGTTTCTATGATTGTTAGATATTCATTATCAGAATTAAATGTGCCGTCTTCACTTGAATACTTTGCTGTCTTGATGGGTATATTACACTTCTTACCAAACTCTTTATAGTCTGCTGGAGACATCATCTTCTCTCTTGACATACCTAATTTCTCAAATGCAAAAGAGTGTAGTGTTCTAAAATTTTCTAAATCAGTATCTTGGTCGAGTTCAAATTTTTTTGCCGCTCTCTCAGCTGCTTCGTTTGCAGCTTTTCTTGTAAAGGAGAAGTAACCTATTTGTCTAGGCCGCACTCCTTTTTGTATGAACTCGTCTACTAGATTCAGTAGTGTTGTTGTCTTTCCTGTTCCCGGTGGACCCAATATTATTGTTTTCATATTTTTTTATTTTTCTCTCCAATCTTTTTATCTTTGCTTGTGCCATATCAAGTTGTTCTTTTACTATGTGCCATTGATACTTCCAGTTCGTGCCTTTCATTAGAAATGTTCCTCCTCATATTTTACTTGTGATGTGCTTGCTTCTATTTGTTTTAGTGCTTTTATTTTTATAAGCCTTGGTTGTTGTTTCTTAACTCTAACTCTAGACTCTTCAACAAATACATCTAATTGTTTTAACAGATTACCTGTTTTAGTTTTATCTAGTTCCCAATTGTTTCGCTTACAAAAATTATAAAAGTCTTCCATTCTAAAATATGTAAATTCTCTATCAGCATCTGTAAAAGGTAACTTGTTAAATACATCATCTATTGTTCTTGCTGATTGTCTGTTTGTTGTCCAATCTTGCAATAAATCTAATATTACATTTGTAGAATCCAAAGACTCTAATGGTTCTATCTCTTGAACATTTTGTAGTAGTGGTTTTAAATAATATTGTTTCCAGTCTTTTGCTTTTGGAACTGGTACAACTAAGTTTGCTTGATCCAAACAAGCTAGAGCAAACAAAGGTGGACTGTATAATTGCTCTGACTTCAACTCTATTCTATCTGTGTTTACATCTAAAAACCATTGTGGTGGTTTTGATGTATACTTTGTAAGATTACCCAACAAAGGCATTTCCTCTTCTCCAAATCCTACACCAAATCTTTTTGTTCTACATAAACCAGATTGACATACTGCATTGATTGGTGCATCTTTACATCTATATTTGTCGTAGCCTTTTCTATTTACAGATTTAATTAATTGTTGAACCTCACTATTACTTAGTGCTGGACTTACATATTTTATATTTGCTTTTACCAATTCATCTTCCCAAGAATCTGGCTTTGCTTGTTTGTAATACACAGCTATATTAAATAGTGCATTGTTTCTAGATCCTTCACCAAATCCTGTCTCTGCTAATTTATTTAAACAAGGTGGTCCATCAGGAAAAGACTCTTGTAATTTTGATTCTTCGTATTTAATTTCTTTTATTTCTGTCTCTGTGAGAGAATACTTATCATACATAGAATAGAATGATTCTAAACTAGCAGCATTACCCTCATCATCTAATGCATATCGTAAACCTTTTGTGCCATTGTAATAAGGTAAATTTAGAAAGTTACCTGTATCTCCACGTTCCACGAGTATCTCAACTTGTTTTGGAAATACTTCACAACCCTCATACCCAAGAACTTTAGCTATACGCTTAAGAACTCTCTGCATGAGGGCTGCCGGAACAAGATCCTTCGCAAATAAAAACAAGTGTGCTCCACCTGATTTAGATCTACAAACTACCAATGGTAAATTTAATTTACGAATATTAGATATAAGAGACTTGTGATCAAGATTATACTCATCGACATCAATACAAC